TTTCTTTGCTTCTGGTTTCTGTGGTCTTTCAATGGCTACCGCTGGTGCTTCAATGGGTTCAACTGTGGGAATGGCAGTGGGTGTGACCGGCTCTAATGGAGTTGCGCGGCCTGCTGTTCTTCTTGTAGGAGTTGCGGTTTCTACCTGTGGCGCAGTTTTTTCAGCTAATATATTAGGTAGATTATCTTTTAAATTTTTAAAGTCTGGACTTTTCCCAATAACTTTGTTGTCGTTATTTGTGTCTACAGCTTCCCAATCTACACGCTTTCGCACCACTATGCTGGGTTGGTTTTCTACAACATATTCTGCGTTTTCTGGAGATATACCACCTCTCATATCTCCTGTTTTTGCTGCTTTGGTTTTTCTTAATTTAACAGGTTTCTCTGTATCTGGCGCAGCTTCTCTAGATGCGAATAAATCGAGCTGCTCATTTATCTTCTCCTTCGTCTCTGGAGATACTTGAGGGTTTGCCGCATGCTCTCTTAACTGCTGTTGTACTTCAGGCGTGGTAACATCTTTACCTTTAATGCGATTACGGAGAGGCGACGCAGGCTTGATAGCCAAACCATCCATGTCCTCTTCAGTTACGCTGCGAGTCTGGGCAGCAGTGAGCCTTTCAGGCACAAACGGTACTTCGGTGCGTGGTTTTCTCTCACCTTCTACTACTTGAAATTGTTTAGGTTTTGCTTCGGGTTCTTCCACTGGTGCAGGACGTTCCGCCCGTTGCACATCTATTGCGCGTTTGATAGTGTTAGTTTCTGACTCGTTAGGTTGTGTATTAGCGATACCTTGAGCTTCAAGCGCACGGGAAAAATTCTTAGTTAGTGTATCTTCTTGTTTTGTAGGAGTATTTTCAATTACGTCTTGTAATATTGCTGTGCGTCGTCGTTCTGTGGCTTGCTGTTGTTGTGTGTCTAACTGCCCTGCAATAGTTTCAACGTCGGAAGCCGCACGAGTTTCTTGTTCTTGCCTAAGTTCAGCTTCTGCTTTGGCATCTTCATCTAGCATAGCCTGTATTTGTGCAGTCTCATCAGCATCAACCATCTCTCGTAGCTGTGCGGACTCTGCTTCTTCAATCATATCTGGTTGCACAGCTCTTGGCTGTGGAGTAGTGGGTACTCGTTGGTCAAAAAGATCTAGCTGTGTATCTTGCTCTGGCGCAGTTCCTAACTCGCTATCAGGGAACAACTCTCCTTGATCAGGTGCAACTACAGGAGCTGTGGGGGCCGTACCAAGGTCTTCACCTGCAAACAACTCACCTTGTGGATCAGGTTCAGCTTGATCTGTTGGGGTAGGACTAACACCCCTACGTTTAGTAAGAGCATCAACAAACAGTTGTGTGATAGCTCCAGCACCTGCGCCATACCCTGCGTTTTCTGCTGTGCCTGCAAGAAGACTGACTTCTTCGTTATATCCAGACTCAACAAGATTCTGAAGTAAGTTTGCTGTAGCTTCTTGTGCGCCTTCAAGTCCACCTGTGGTAAGAGCATTACCTACACGCTCACTAATGGTCTCTACTTTATCCGGCCCAAGTTTTTCTAAAACCTTACCAACCACAGGTACATCAACAGCTTTGACAAACCTAGTAATAGGTAAAATTTCAAGGATGCCAATAGGGGCAGCTTTTAGTGCGGCAGAAGATCGTTCTTCTTCAGTGGCTCCAGCAGCCCTAGCACGCTCACTACCTTCACCGGCAGCGGCACTAACACCAAGCAATCCTGCAACGCCTGTGGCAGCGGCAGTAGCAACACTAGCAGGGGCAGCAAGAGCAGTAGCGGCAGCAGGCACAGCAATACCGGCAACAGACCCCAATGCCCTTGAAAGGTTATATGTTATAGAGTCTTCGTCTCCACCTTCAGGGCGTATAGCTTCTGCAGTGGCTTTAATTTTATCTCGTACTGTGTTTTCAGCTTCTTCATCAAGAAGTGCAGCAATACCAAGTGAGGCTGTTTCACCCACATCAATGGCACCAGCACCAAACCCTTTAGCAATATTTTCAAAAAACCCAGCGTCTTCTTCTTCTTTTTGATTATAGAGCGCATTTATTGAGGCAAGTTGTTTTTCTTCAAGATCTCTTTGGAGGGCAGCTGTTTCGTTTTCACGGAGTTTGTTTTGCACAATCGCCATGATAGCTTCAGGAGAAGCATCTGCGGGACCACGAACTCTATGCACGACTCCATCTGCATCTCTTACTTTATGTACAACACTCATTAGTCAGTGCCTTCGTAACTTAACCCACTGCTAGGATCTCCATATGTGCCTGCTATTCTGGCCTCAATATCTTTTGCTCTATCTGCTAGAGGTTTAAGAGATATAATAATAGCAGAGTTCATTTCTTCTCTAAGAGCCTGCACCACAGATTGATCTGTACCCATTGGAAGGTTTGCAATTCTGTCTTGATATATTTTTTCATATTTACTACGAACATCACCCATATACTTAGCCACTTTTGATAGAGTATCTTCTGCTTTACCACGATCAAGTTGCTCAATCTTAAGCATGTCAAGCTCTGCTTGGAGGTTCATCTTCCTATCAGAGGTTTCAGCTTCTAAGTTTGCTACTGCAACTTTAACTTCTTGACTAGCGTTATTTATGGCTGCGTCCAAAGTACGCCTTGCATCTCGATCTTCCGCTTCCATGTTTGCTGTTTCGGCTTGTAGTTTGCTTTTTGCATTATCACTAAGCATACCTACTTGAGTCCTATTAAACTGTGTCATAGAACTGACGCCAGATCGTACATTTTCGTTTGCAATTTTATATGCTTCTTGTGCGGAAGAGAACGCTTTTTCTCTAATTCTTTGTTGTTCGTCTTCAAAAGAACGTTCTATACCTTGGCGTCCGAGCAAACGATTACGTTCTGCTAGTTCCTGTTGCGCTCTAACATCGGCTAACCCTTGAGATCCTCCTGCAAAAGAACCCGCTTTAGCTGTACCACGTAAAAATGCGGATAGTTGTTCCTGCTGAAGTTTTTTGGGATCAAGCTGCCGTGCATCTAAAGCAGCTAGAGCATCTTGTCTTGCTTTTTCTGCAGCTACACGATCAGAACTCATTCCGAGTTTGTCCAACCCATATGCCAAAGCGTCATCACGCGCTGCTTTTGGATCTTGCTTCATCAGACCTTTTATACCTTTTAAAGTATCGTCGGTTGAGCTAGCGTCTGACATTTTTACGGCATATCCTGCAGGGTCAAGAAATTTAGTACGTGCTGCTGGCGCGTCTACTTGCCCTAGACCTGAATCTAAAGTATTTATCCCTGCTGCTACTGGCGGCTTTACTGGCGGGGGTTGCGCGGCTGGCGGCTCATCATCATATTCGTCTCCCATACCAAAAACTGCTTGTGGTGGTGTTTGTCCTCTACCCTGCAAAGCTCCCGTGCCAAGAACATTACCTTGCATGCCTTGAGTTAGTACATTCATTTTGCCCCTGTCTTTATAATCACCCCCAACCATTCTTGTTGGACCAGATTTAAGTGCATCAAAACCTAATGCAGGATTCATAGCTTTAGGATCTCTAGCTATATCTCTAGCTGCGCGTACCTTTTGAGCTTTAGCAGCGTCATCGTCTAAAGTAGCAGGATCTTTATATCCCGGTTTACCTAGTATAGCTTGTATCATTTGATATTTTGTTGACTCGTCTATATCAGTTCGCGCACGAATCTCGGCAATTTCGTCTGCTTGTGCTTGCCCACCCGTTCTAAACCCAACAATACCGCCCTGTGCCATACGTTGCATATTTGGTCTTGGTTGTGCAGCCAGACCCTGTGGTGATCCTGCACTAGCTATACGTTGCATGTTAGCTTGTTGCCTTGCTTGGTTGTTCTTCATTACACCGGCAACGCCTTTTACTATTTCATCTTTTCTTTGACCCACTGCTTTTTGTTCTAATTGTTGCGCAATAGTTCCGGGCTGTTGCTGCATTCTTAATTGCATATCTCGTGATATTTCATCTCTTTCTTTTGTTATTTGTTCAAGCGCAAGTAAATCAGTAAGCTCTTTACTCATCCTACTGCGTTGTTGCAACGCCGCTGGATTGCTACGGTAGGCATCTTTTTTATCTTCAACTAATCGGTCAATACCATAAGACATAATTAACCCCTAACTTGGAAAGAGTGTATTATACAAGTCCATGATACCGCCACCCGCGCTTGTAATTTTGGATAGCGTGCTAGGCTCTGCATAAGTATAAGACTGCGTTGCTAATGGTAAACCTTGCAACAATGATTGCATGTATTGCACTTGTTTATATGGAAAATCTCGCTCTTCTTTAAATTGTGCATAATCTGCGGCAACACCTTCAGACTCAATAGCCCGTTGTGCTGCACCTAAATCTGCCTGCTTAGTTAATGCTGCTAGACCATATGTATTTGCTGCATCTTGTGCTGTCTGTTGTCTACCTTGTTCTACGTTAAACTGTTGCTGTGCCTTATCAAACGCAGTGGAATACCCGGCACCTGTAATACCAGCAAGATTCTGTAGTAAATTACGGCGATTCTCGGCGTCCATAATAGCTTGACGTGACCCACCAAATGCACCTGCTCGTGTTAACCTACCTGCATCTGCCGTGCGTTGGATATCTGATTGACGACGTGCTTCATCAATTTGAGGTTGTAGCGCGGCTTGTATGTAGGGGTTCATAAACTTTTGCGCAGTGCCAGCATCAGTAAAGCTGCCCGGAGTAAACGCCCCCATTTGCCCCGTAGGCACATTCAACCCAGCTATGCCCTGAAATGCTGCTGTTTGCGGCGCAGATGCCCCCGCAGTAAGAGGTCCACCGTACCCTTGGTATCCCATAGAGCCAAGAGCCTGACCACGACCAAGCATCTCGGTAACGTAAGGGCCAACATAGTTAGAAAGCGCAGATTCTTGCCCAGTTATCTGCCCTACAGTAGGGTCTGCAGCTACCGTGGAGGCTACCCCAAGTCCTGTTTGCGCAGCGGTTGAGGTGGGTGTTTGCACGCCTGCTGTGGTGTTTGCTGTTGACATAACTTATCCTCCTATGCCGGTAGGAATTCTTCAGGGTCGATCTCCTTACCCTGTTTGGTACTACCTGTGCGTGCTTTACGTACTCTATCCATCATATCTTCCAATACTTTAGCACCTGCGTCCGAGTTGCCATTGCCAAGATGACTTACTACGTCTGCTGGTATTACAAACTCACCATCACTAAGTGCTGCTGGCTGCTCACCGTCTATCATGGCAGGCTTCTCATCAGCCATACCATCAGTGGCGCCGTCTAGATATTTACCTTCTTTAAGTCCAGCAATACCACCTTCAGCAAATCCTATATAACTTAAAGCCTTGCCACCAGCCTCTTTAAGTCTATCTATCTGTTCGCCTATGTCGCCAGTTATATTGCCTAGATCAAACCCTGAACCTTTACCTTCATTAACATACCCCAAAAACACATTACCTTGAAACATACCCATTTTACCGTTTGGCATTCTACGTGTTTTTATAGGTTTATTAGATTTAAAAGCCGCTTGTTGTATAGATGTATTCTCTGGAACATTTATTTTACGTCCAGCAGCGTATCCAACGATACCTCCAGAGGCTATTTGTTGTGTGGGTTGAGTAGCTTGAGCAGCTTGGGCAGCTTTTGCGGCGGCAGCGGCAGCGGCGGCATCTTCAGCGGCACGAATTGGAGCTAGTTGTTGTCCTTGCCTATTTTGTGCAGCTAGGTTTGCTCTATTCAAAGCTGCTAGTCCAGCAGCCTCTGCTGTAGGATCACCTCCGCTAAAACTAACATCGGTAAAGTATCTCTGCCCACCACTGCCCGGACGGCGATCTGGGTCATATGTGTTGGGGACTTGCATACGAGTGGCTGTGTATGTAGGGATTTTACCTTGATACCCACTTGGCCCTCTACCTCCACCACCTCCACCAAAAAGATCGTATCCAAATATATCAGCAACTTGACCTGCGGCTCCAAGCGCTGCCGATCCTGCGCCGATCATCTTACCATAGTCGTAATCATACCCTACGACATCTCCACTTTCATATTCTGGAGTTCTAAAAGGATCTAGAATACTATCAAAAATACTCATTATTTGCCCCCAATGAGCCGTAATAGCTCTTCATTAGCATCAACGACTCCACCCTGTGCATACGGAGACCTGTAGAATGCGTCCTGCCCAGAGTCTCTAAAAATACTTGCAAAGTCATAAGGATCGCCAATTTCAGCCACAGGTTGCGATTTTACCTGCGTTATCCTACCTGCATCTTCCGCTATCATACTCTGCAAATCCCTAACATTACGTTTTTTAGCTTCATCTTCTACTTGTTGGGCTATTTGCATTTGCGCATCTATTTGTTGTTGTGTTTGAGCATCTAACTGCGCTTGCATTTGCGTTTGAGCATCCATTTGTGCCTGTGTTTGCGCATCTATTTGTGCAAATATCCCTGTAGCAGGTTGAAAATTTGAATCTTGCGCAAAGGCAACGTCTTGGCCTTGTAGTGCATTATTTAACAGGTTCTGATCGTTTATGTCAACAATACCATCGCCTGTAACGTCATATCCTAACTGTTCATCTGTAAATTTAAATGTACTAGGGTCGGTGAGAGCTTCTTGTTGTGCTATAAGGTCGGCAACAAAGTCTATATCTACGTCAGTAACCTCGGTTGCAGGTTTGCCAATAATCTCTGCTATAGACTGAATATTAACATCAAGTCCTGCAACATCAGTAGCAATATCTCCAACCTGATCACCAAGTGTATCAACACCCCCTAGTTTTTCGCTAAGTTGTCCAACATCATATCTTAACGCGTTATACTGCGCTGCGGGCAATGCCTCTTTGAGTCGTGCATCTAGTTCTTCTTGGTTATATTGCCCAACCAGTGCGTCCACATCTTCTGGTCTTACATCAGGCAAACCAGCTTTTTTATAGGCTTCTTGAACTTCTGTGGCGTCCACCATAAAGGGATCAGCCGTTTCTATAACTTCTTTTAATGTATCTGTTTGCAACCCCTGTCTAACAAACTGATCAACAAAATTATCTGGTAGTTTACTAACATCAAATCCTTCGCCTTCTAGTTCTGCTATTACTTCTTTTTCAGTAGTCAGTCTATCTTCAGCATAAGTTGTTATAGCCTGTTGTTGTTCAGTTTCGTTTACCTGCGCTACAAAAGTATTAATTTCATCTTCTGTTGGGTTGTACCCAAGGTCATCAAGATACTGTTTGGCTTCTTCGTAGGTTGTAGCCTGCTCATCGAACACACCAGTCTGCAGATTCTGTGTTTCTTGCGCTTCATCTTTTTGTCCTACATAATCTGCGGCCTGTTGTTCTGTAAGTGTCACACCCTCTGCAGCGGCTGCATCAATTATTTCTTGAGAATCCAGATATCTAGGGTCTACAAAATTATCTACTAAGGCTGCTAAATCTGCATCAGCGTTGGCACCGGTAAAGCCAGTAAGCTCGTCTTTTGTAAACTGATACGGTATGTTATTTTCTGTAACATAAGTTGCCGCTGCCTGTTCGGCCTCACCCGTGCTGGTATAATCTGTGTCAAATACTTGGTTTAAGATGTTTGACTGTACGGTGTTGTCGGATACGCCAAGATCGTTAAGCTGTTGTGTAACACCTGCTGCGTCTAACCCACCCTCATTCTGTACGACCTTACGCACTTCAGGATTAAACATAATCATTGCATTTGATACTACGTCACCTGTTGCGGCGCCTCCATATATAGAACCTGCAACCGTACCGCCAGACAGTGCGCCAAGCACGGAGTTACTAACCACGTTGCCTACAACATCTCGTGTAGGATCTAACTGATACAGCTGTGACTCTAGATAAGCTTGCGGCAGTCCTTCTTCTACAGCCTCTTGAGCGGTTTCTTTTGCTACGACATCAAAGGCTTCCGAGAAATTTTTACCACGTTTGCCGTTAAATATTGCTTTTTCAAAATCGTTGCCGCCTACACCCATAGTAGCAACAGTAGTAACTGCAGCGATTGTACCTGCAGTTATGGCCTTATCTAGTGCATATTCTTGTGCTTCTGCATCGGACATACCTGATTTAAGTGCTGTAGCATAAGCGTCATCATACGCACCGCCAGCCGTGCCACCAAAAGACTCTGATACATCCAGTACCCCCGCAGTTCCAATAGCGGCACGCTGACTCATCTTTTGTGCAAACTCTTCTCCAGCTTGCTTTAGCCCTGCTTTAACTACGTTAGCTGTACCACCACTGGCTATTAGCACAGGAATTTCCTGTAGAAGTTCTTTTGCTATATACTCGGATGCAAAAGTGCCGGGATTAGCCATGGCTGCGCCACCGATAGCTTTAATTGTATTCCACGCTTTAGCAAACGTGGAGAGCGGCGTGCCGTCTGGGTTGGTAAGTAATTTACCATCTTTATCAAAATTAGCCTTACCGATAGTTTCTTGAATTTCCGCAGCGGCAGCTTTGTATTCTTCTGTTTTCATATCGCCAGCCATAGCGATAAGATTTTTTGCAGTTTTGCCTAGTGGAGTAGACTCTGGATTAATGCCTGCAAGAAGCACCAGATTATTCATGCTATCAAGCAGCTCCCCGCCAGCATCAAGAACTACACCTGCAGTGTTTTTACCAAAATCGCTGCTAGCAATACTCTGTGCTGTTTCGGTGTTGGCTATGTAGGTAGCTACGTTCTTGGCAAACTCGTATTGCTGCATTAGGCCAGTTACACCTGCCTCTACTGCTTTATCTACTGCGTCAGAACTAACGTTTGCAAGTGTATCTAAATATGAACCGGCGTTTGTTTCTTTTAAGGTTTGTAGTGGGGCATATATTGTTAATTCCGACATAGGTTTTCCATCTGAACCTATATTCAAATAGTTACCTTGCATATCTACTGTAGCTTCTCCCAGACCATCTGGATGAGCTACTTTTCTAACTAATGTGCCGTGTTTACTATCCCACTTAGGTATATTAAATTTAAGAGATACGTCCTCCCAATTCAGTAACCCTTCAGCATTAGTTGATACTCCTGCTTTACCAGTAAGAATGTCAAAATCGCTTACGTTATCGGGTTTGGTAATTGCCTGCACTTCATCTTTTTGTCCTTTTAGTGCAGCATTTGTAATTTTAATTTTTTCATCATTTGGTAGTTCATCATAACTAGATACTTCATACGCATCTAAAAGGTTTTGGAGTTGTTCTGGTGGCGTCACTTTAGGATTTTCAACTAAACTTTTACCAATGCTGTCTCTAAAAGTAGTGGCAATAGCGGCAGAACCATTTTCAATATCTTTTAACGACTGCAAGTTGCCTTCGCCATAAGCTAATGTTTGTTCTCGTAGAGATTTAATTTGTGCAGGTGAAAGGTCTGTAATACTTAGCCCCAACACCTCAAGAGTGCCGTTCATAGAAGAGGCTAGTGCATTATCTAAAACTTGTTCGTATTGAACAGCATTAACGGGCAAGTCGTTGTCCTTGCCTTCAGTAAGCCAGTGAAAACGCGCTTCATCGTCATCTAAATCACTTAAACCATTGACTTGTTTGTACTCTTCAACATTAAACGAATCGTCAGTCATTGCTCGCACGTAGGCTTTCTGCGTAGCATTATCGACTTCGATCATTACATCGTCTAATTGGTCGGAACTAGATACAAGCTCATTCTTAAGATCTTGATATACTGCAGAATCAGCTTCAATGGCTGCAAATTGATCATCAATACTTTCTTTTAATGGGTCAGCAGCAGGTTTGAATACATCATTGTAGTATGTATCTACCTCTTTAGCGTAATCGTTAAACTGTTGCACCTTTGCGTTATATGAATCTACTAACCCGCTGTACGCGCTACTATTTGGATCTGTGGCTTGTAAAGTTGCTCTAGCAGCATCTATTTCTGCTTTTAACTCATCTCGTGTATTTATTCTGTTTTGTAGCTCTCCAACATACCCATTGTATGTTTGCACATCTTTACGGTACGCTTCATTTGCGGCATCAATCTTATTGGCTTGCGCTTCGGCCTTTTGATAATCACCAGTGACTTTATCAATAGTATTTTTTACGGTTTTATCAATAACCTTGTTAAGTTCTTGCGTCCCGTAGGCATTTATAGTTGCATATAAAGCATCAGATGCATCAGCTCCAGAGAATGTCGCATTGGCTACGTTTTGTACTGACGATGTAATTAAAGCAATCTGCCCATCTGTTAATGAGTCATCAGCATCTACAAAGCCTTTTACTGTTTCCGTAGTAACTTTACCTTTGATTACCGCATTCATAATAGTGGCACCAGTTACATCTTGCCCACTAAGAGCTGCGGTTAAAGTGTCTTCTACTATGTTTTTAACCACAGGATTTTGATCTAAGAAACTTTGTGTTTGCCCTACAGGTCCGGGGTCTCCAACGCCGCCGGGATCTCCTACTGCAGCTACAGTACTTCCACTTTTACCCCCAGATATTTGTTCATCAATATAACCAAGCCCTGCCTGCACACCCGCCTGCACACCACCCGTAACAAAGGCTTTGACAGGATCTTCTCCTCTTACTACCGCAGAAGCAGCACTTCCTGTTCCAGCACCAATAATTGACGCTGCGGTTGCACTGGCTCCCGCTGATGACGCGGCTTGCGCACCATATTTAGCTCCATACCCCGCTGCCTGCCCAGCCACATATGCTTTAGCGGAAGCCTCAAGAATGTCACCAAGATCTCCTCCTTGTATTGCTGTGTCTGCGCCCGACACCAAGGGTAACGCCCACCACTGACCAGACAGGGCGGCGGCAGTGTACGCAATAGCTCGTAGGGGGTCATCTAAAACAGCATCTACAACATCATTGACAGTATCAACAACTGGAACAACTATCTCGTCAAGAACCCAGTCACCTACATCACTGACAGTATCGCCAACCCACTTAACCGCTTTCTTAACGGCTTTTTTAGCTTTTTTCCACGGCTTACCCATAATGTTACCTTATAAGCTCTTCGCCAAGTTTTACATAAATTATGTACTCATCATCTTCTGTTACACCAATATACAATGCTGAATCTTCTGTTTTACGCAAACGTTTTTGCAGTATTTTCATAGCAGGTAATAACGTGTCATCTGCAAGGTCAGTGCTGTAATGTGTTACATTTTTTTCTTGTAGGTATTGTAGGTACTTAACAGAGTTATCAATAAAATTACGTCCAGTATCTATGTTAAATGCCCGACCTGCCATTTTATTCTTATTGTCTCCTTTCCCGCTATGAGCTAAAAACACTGTATTACCAATTTGTACAGTATCCGCGTTTTCCATAGCGCCCTCTGCTACAACAGATAACATTTGTGCCTGTATAGGTGGGTCATCCTCATCCTGTAATTGCTCTAGACTACGAATAATTATTTGAGGAATATCAAGTTCTTGTTGTTTACTATCTACTGTTTCCATACTGCCCTCATGCTACTGCTGCTAAGACGGCTTCTTCAGATTCAACATCTTTAGTTTTGTGCTTATTAATGTATGTTTGTAAGTCAGTTAAACTAGTCATTGGCATACCATCAATTTTTTCTTCTGATATACCAAATACATCTGCAAGCAATGAACTAATAAGCATACAATCTAGACTATCTATATTTAACTCCTCCATTGTATCGTTAAGAGAAGTAGCCAATGCCTCTGGTTCTTTATATTTTGCCTCTGTTAACGTTATATTAAATATTTTTACAAAATCCATTAACTAACCTCCAACAAACTTGCTACAACATGTAATCTGTTTGCAGTAGCTGCAGTAACTTTTATTATTTCACCAGTTTCTACTACAAGAGGAGCTGTCAATAGTTCTACTGTATTGTTTGCACTAACAGCTTTAGTTTTAAATATACTAAACACAGCATCGGAAGTGTTAGTGATTGTAATTGTTATAGTATCTGCATTGCCAGAATCTTCAGACACGAGTATGGATTTTATAATACCTGTAGTAAGTGCCGGTGCGGTGTATAACGTAGTCGCATTAGTTGTAGTAAGATCCACTTTTGCATTTTTATATACGTTTGCCATTACCCTATAAACCACCCTACAGCGTCTGATTGATCAGATGTATTTGCATTCCTTATAGCTGTATCTAACTGACTAAAATATAAACGAAGAACGTTATTAAATTGTTCAAATTGTTGTCTATCATACTCTTCTGGTGCATACGGTAACGCTGGAGCGCGAAACGGAATATCATATCTTGTTGAATCAACTCCACGAGTAGGCATTAGCGCCTCCCATCAGGACGCATGTCCAGTCTTGGTGCGCCAAGCTGCCAAGTAACGCCCTCTGCAGAGGATTCTATCCGCATAGATAATTGTCTACCTCGCACTCTTACATTTATTTGATCTGTAAATACCTCGACAGGAGAAGAAGCAGTGCGAGTAACTGTAGCGTTGTTTACCCCACCTACAGAAGGAGTAGAATGTATACCAGACCCAGAATTACGTAATGGTTTCAATGTCATGGTAACGACTGGACTAGTTGCTGTAGAACCATCAAAACTTACATCAGGTATTACTCTGTTTACGTGCATAAATTTGTGGCCGTCATCAAGATCAAATTCGGAAGATTCTATATATGCAGATATAGCAGCAGTGCTTGTGCCTTGATTGTCATCTATACCGCTCTCATGGTCCACCAAGTTGTTGTCGTAAGTTGCTGCTAACGGGCTATCACGTAGTCCAGAATCAAGCCAAGCAGTTCTAGCCAGAGTTCCATAATACCATATATCCTCTAAATAATTGTATATTACGTATTTATCTATATTTGTTGCGCTCGTTGAACAATAGAACCACCAAGCTTCATGGAATGATTCATTTGTCCCTGCAAAAACTTGTGAATATTGTTCTGTGTTAAAATCATTAAATACATACTTACGAACATCACATTTTAATGGTGCAGTTCGCCCATCATATTTATAAAATTTATCTTTACCCATCCAATAAGCAACACCATTAGCATAAGCCACAGCATTTTGAGATGATATGGATATATTTTCTCCAACAATAGATGCAGTCCACACGGCAGGGGCGCCTACATACTGTAATGAGTATAAAGAAGAGTCGGTCCATACAAGAACTTCCTGTCTAGACTGAGAAGCCGCTACTATTTTTGTACCTCTTGATAAACGTAAGCTACCAGCTTGGTTTGTGGCTGACGGTGTCCAATTTGTAGCATCTTCTTGATCAGACCACCTAAGTAATGTTGGATCTAATCCGCTGCTACCTATTTCGTTTGTACCAAAACAAAATACAAATCTGCTTATATCAGACACTAATATTAAATTTTGCACCGTTGGAACGTCAGAAGCACCGCTACGACTGGACAATAAAACTGCGCGTGTCTCTACGCCATTTGTAGCATCCCAGTAATACACGCCACCACCTCTATGCCCGAGTATTAAATCCTCACCAAAGTTTGATTGTGACCAGAAACGTATTTCTGTTGTAGATGACACACCAACACCCCAAGCACCTTGCCCCCACGATCCAGCACCCCAACCAGTTATAGGGATTGCAAAAGCATTACCTACATTTATCTGGTAAGCTGCAGATACTGAAGAACCTCCTCCAGTAGCACTAGAAGTAGCATTAGATGAAGCAGTTATGGTGTAAGTATTTGCAGCAGAAATAGCTGTTAAGCTAACAACAAACTCTCCATTTAAATCCAAGCCACCCACAGTAGATACGTTACTAAACGTAACATAGTCACCATTTTTATATCCACCGTTAGCATCTGTTACAGTCACAGTGGCAGAACCAGAAGTTGTAGTGAATGGGTTACTTAAAGTTACGGTGCTGCGTAAAGGTGTTACATCGTTATAGACCCCCACATTTTCTATATAAAATTTAAGATGCGTGCCTATACCTATTAAATTTTGTTCTCCTAGAGTAACCCAGTTGTGTAGGGATCTAGCTACTCCAAGAAACGTAGCCGTTGATATTTGTTGCCACCCACCTATTTTTTCTGGTAAACCCTGCCTAAATCTTATTTTGTCACCATCATAATAGCCACCCTCAGTAGAATAACGAGTTCCTTCACGGTTTATACCAGCTTTTAAAGCTATTTTTTGCAGTGGCATGGTTTAACCCTCCGATAGCGCTCTCATTCTATCAACTAATCTTCTAGCACGATTAGGCACTTGAGTATACCATCTAGAATCAACCATCTCATCTGCGGCTTTGTTCCAGTCTCTAGCGTCCACACCAGCTTTCATACCCTTAAATTTGGAGAGACGCGGCCTTCCCATATTAAACATCATATTGCAAATAATATGCTGTGCCTCTTCAGGTAGGTCATCAAAGTCCTCGTAAAGAACTTTACACTCGTCAATCGTCACCGCCATATCAAGCGCGAATAACTTTCGTACACGTTCTTGCTCAACAACCGTACCCACGGGTTTGCCGTGTTCTTCATCAGACTCAAGAATTAGGTGACCAATTCCACAAGTTGGTAAATTTAGATGATCTAAATATATCTCGTATTTGCATCCTTCGTCTTCCGCGATCTCTTCGCGTAGTCTATCTTTATTCATCTTTAGACTCCGAAAAATAATTAGCTACTGTCTCCATTAATTCTTTTTTAGTCTTGCGTCTGTCTAATTCTATGTCGTGTTCTCGCATTAGAGCTTCTAATTCCAGTTTAGACATATTTTTAAAATTAGGAGTGGTAGGTTTCTCAACAACTACCTTCTCTACTTGTTCAATGACTTCAACGCCCACTATTTCTTCAGCTTTTTCTTTGCTGTAAGTAGCTGTATCGTACCATCTTCCATCACTATGACATATTTTATAAACAGGGTTATTGTTTAAATCCATTCCTGCAGGGATCATTTTTAAATCAGCCATTTATATCTCCTTTATTTTTTAAATCCTTTTATCCCTCGTATTCCGAAGGACGCTCCTATTGAGGCATACATTGCCCACTGAAACCACTCTGGGGTGCGAGAAAGAGCATCAAACCCACGCTCTACAAAAGGTTGCAAAGGCGGGATGAAGCACATCCCAATAATAACAATAAAAAGAATAGTCCATGCCTCATCTTTCCATGAATTATCAGAGGCTTGCGCCATTATTTTTTCCCAACCAGCCTCGTGTGTAGCTGCTGTAACCATGACTTGAGCCTCTGCTTCAGCCCTAGCTTTTGCTACCGCACCTTTAGCTTTGGTCTGCTCAACTTTTGATTCCATCCACGACCCAGCTAAATTAGCTATTGGTCCTATAAGTGCCTGTATCATTCTACTATCCTCACGATATAATTTGAGCCATCGTCATTTTTCTCAATCACAACTGTTTTATTTTCACACGCGTATCTAACCGCAGTAGATTTCTTATATAGGTTTCTCTCTATTTTTCGTTTGGTTTTGAGGCATTTGCTGATTTTTTCAAACGCTGTATGCTCTGCAATATCACCGCCCATATAGAGTATCAATGTGATTGTTTCAGTTACCACGTTGTCCGTTCCTCATTTTTTCTATCTGTTCTTCAATATTAGTTAATCGTTTCTCATAAAAATCTAATGTTAGTTTTTGTTGTTGGTCATGTGGCGCACGACCTTCATCTATTTGCTCTTGTAGTTTAGCAAGCTGCTCAGACAAATGTTCGATCAGCATAAATTGCTCACTGTCTGCTGGCAAAGCACCCATTTCTCCTCTAGGCCATTTAATTCTAAAATCTGTGTTTTGACCCAAATCTGCTTCCATCAATATAATTTTGTTTTCTATTGTATTTAATCTTTCTATGATCCCAAAATATGCCCATGTGCCAATAGCGGCTCCAACTACCATCGCAATGAGATTGCGTATAGGCATGGATAGTTCAGTGTTTTCATTTAACTTGGTAGCCATCGTTTATCCAAACAAATACCCGCCAATAAAACTAAACATCCATAAAGTTATTATTATTTCTTTGACATCCATGCACTCATTCCCATATACGCTCCAACTATACCCGCGCCGGATAAAAATATTAAATCGGTAACAGCTGAAAGCCCCGCTAACTTTTCTGCGCTACATAGTGGCGACGCTAAAAATACGGCATACAACCCCATAAATATTAAAGTATAACGAGCCATCCGCAGCTGTGCTAAATCTTTTCTTAATTGTGTTTCAGTTTTCTTTATTTCTTTAACGTGACTAAGTTCTTCATCACTTACAATACCATCTCCATCCTCATCATATTCGGTATATACGCTACCTTCTTGCAATTTTTTTTGTGTCATATTACCACCTCAACACTACGCGCTATTGTCATAAACATGACAACAAAGAAAAACACAGCTACCAAGAGTACACCGAAGATAATTGCACACGCTTTAATTGTCTCTGCCATTTCTTGTTGCCTACGAGCCGCTTCAATTTGCGCTTTTTTAATCGCTTCTTTTTGCTCACGCAGTTTCTGATTATGATGATTGAGAATCTCCTGCCATGTGCTAGGTTGGTCTGCTGGCTTGGGCCAACGCATATTAATCATCGTAGCAATTTCTTGCATTTGCTCATTAAGTTTCTTAGCTTCAAGAACCGCATCAATCGAACTGCGAATGTTGATGTCACCGACGCCAGCTTGTTTGTTACGTTCTTCATTGAGCTTTTTCTGCGCCGAGAATAACGTACCGATTTGGTCTGAAATATCTGCAACAGATTGAACATCATTTATCCTAGCCTTTATAAACCCTATGGCATTCGATGCCGCCGTAACTGCAGCAATGGCTGTGGTTATAGGTTCCATTAGATTGCATCGGGCCAGTCATTAATCGGAGCATTACCCGTTGGCTTACCATCACTGTCAACAGGAACATCGTATAAGGCCATAAACGCAGCAAGATCACTTGCATTAGTTATAGCTGTTTCTATGTTATTACTGGCTGTACGAACAGCCGCTCTGTAAGTTGTAACAGTTGATGGAACAGAGTAAGACTCAACTTCCGTTGCTTTAATAACTTGCCAATCGTATGGCGCAAGCTGACCAGCCGCTTGAGCTTTCGCTGTTTCAATAGCTAGGGTTTTTAAGCCTTTAGTTACAAGCTGCTTACCATCAATGTCGAGGATTGCTTTGCCGTCTTCATCGACTGCATTCACATCTGTCAGTGATCGAGGTATTAACTCTCCATCAGCATCACGCCCCCAATAAAAGCGGTTGTCATGTGCCGCCACTTCGTCTTCCCAAGTAAGACCAATCGCAGCTTTCTCATCTGCGCTTAGATTGTTCCAAACAGCAGGATACTGTGTGCCGTTGTTATCGACCCACGCCTTGCCAACTCGTATGATTCGACCTGAGTATTTCCACGGCATTTTATATTCTCCTATCGGGCATTACTAAATTTAACAGGTTGGTCAGCAAAGGCTAAGTAGATAAAAGTTTTGCCTGATGCGTTATAACCACCAGATGTATTTCTATGTTTTACACCGTTCGACAAGAAATCCATAAATGTGCTTGATACATCTGCACCATTAGAACTAGCTCTAAGCCTTTGTGTTACTACATTATCAGTGTCACGTGTGCTATCCCATATTTCCCAATGCTCACCTGCGTCAGTTATGTTTTTTATCATAATCCAAGCTGGCCTGAATCCTGTGTGAATAAATGGCCCGTCCGAATTTCCGTTTCCAACGTAGGAGCCAACTTTTGAGTAGCCTTCGACTGAGTGAAAACAATATGCTATATGGTCTTTTCCTGATTGATTACTAGCAACACTCGTACCCACAGAAAATACACTTGATGTTGGAGCCGTGTCGTTCCACGCAGAATTATCATCTGCTGCCGCGTTTGTAGACTCTAAGTGTATATAGTCTGTTTCAGCATCACTAGCAATTCCAGCATGATAAACAAGCCAAAGTCCAGCACCATTTTCTCTGTTTTTAACAATTAACATTTCCGGCGCAGAATTTAATCCATGAGCGATAGTGGCATTAGAGCCAGACCCCTCGTAACTAACAATACTGAAACCAGCCGTTGTGTTTACCCGACCAGAGCTATCAATCGTGCCAACGCTTGTTGCTGAAGCATCGTTGCTGAACGCTGTAGCAGCCAGCCAATGCCACATCACATATGTTCTACTAAAAGCATCATTTGTTGTAGATATACCACCTAATAAAGTTATATCATTAGTGCTTTGAGAAACTACGACTGTTGAATCTGTTTCCGCATCAGTAGTGTTAGATTCTAATTTTCGACCAAATTTTGCACTGCTTGAAGAGTGCAATCTTACAGAGTCAAATAAATTGTGGTCAATTCCCGCAGTTGTTCTTTCTTTAAACCATAAAAAATCTGCTTGAAAATTTGTGGTTATTGTTTGATTAGAAGCTGAACCAGCGTAAGTAATTGTATCAAAATGCTCAGTGCCATCAATAATGTCTACATCGGGCAAGTTCTGAGAACAAAGAGCAAGGAACCCACTTGGAGGTGCGTACTGAAATGATCCGTGACCGTTGCCATCAGCGTTACTGTTAGCCGTAGCTTTTGCACCAGAAAAAGAACTGTCCTGTCCAAAATTAATTCTTACATCCCCTGATGTGCCAGTATACATTCCAATAAAGGGAACTACCCCACCGCCAGTTTGAGTAACCCAATCTGCGTCAAATGTTGCTTGTGGATTTGAACCAGCGGCAGGATTACCACTATTAATATAAGTCCCATTAACTGAAATAAATGCTTTGCCATTATCAGCATCAATAGCAAACCCAAGAACAGTCTCTGAGGTTTGGGCTGATACCCCAGTCGCATCAGTCGATGTCCAAGCTGGTGTTCTAAAACTTGTGGCGTTAGTGATGTACAAAAATTTATCACTGGAACCTGTTGCACCAGAGTTGGCAAAACTATCTTTTACTCGTGCTAACCCTGCTTCTGGATTACTACCAGCAGTGTAGTATACTTCATAATACCATTTTCCAGAGGACATCGCCATATTACCAATAGCGGCTCTGTCATTAGATGTCTGTGTAAATTTAGTATTTCCTTCTGACAGTACGACGGCTGCGGGTGAATTTAGTGGGTTAAAAGTAGCAAAATTATTCGTGGGAACATCAGGCACACTATCCCGATAGTCTAGGTTCACAGGTGCAAAGTGATTGCCGTTGCTTGTTACATCTTTAAAAAACGCAGCGTCCCGTGTATCGGCAAACGCCATGTATAATACAGTTGTGCCATTATCTGAATAGTAACCATTATCGTTAAAGGTGTTACCGCTGAACACCATGTTTGCGTTGGTAGTTTCTGTGCCATTAGCAATATTTGGAGAAACAGATTGCAGTCCAGTATTGGCTGGCTGGCGAGTGTTATCAAAAAGCCCCCAAGAACTAGAGTTAGTTCGTTTTAGCAAAACAAAAGCTGGCTCAAACCCTACATCAATGGCTTGTGAACCACCATTTCCTGTGAAGCTGCCAAACTTAGAATAGCCAGATATTTCTGACCAAAT